GAAAAAGCAGGTGCTGGGGCTTCTTGCCAACGCCAGGAACTGCTCCTTGTTTTTGATTGTCCCTTCGTAAAAAACGACTGGAACCAGACCATCTTGCTCTGTTCTTTCAAACAACCGCTTGATATCGGAGTCTGCGGCAGTCCTGATTCCATCTCTTTCAGTGTACGGCATTAAACAATATTCGTTCATTTTACTCCTTGGTGAACCTGGTTTTTCTTAAATTCTATCCCATGCAATTTCTTGTATGCGTCTACGGCCACGAAATTTTCAGGGATCTCAGGGAAGTCGTCAGGAACAGGAATAGGCTTAGCAATTTCGTTTAGTTCTTCAGCAGATAGGTCGTCAATTTTTTTGGGGTTGACCTTAGCAAGCCCCTCTGGTGTAACATTGTAATCTGGGGGCAACACAAGCCCTTCATCATCAACATATTCAGCAATAATTAGCATAGCCTCCTCGTCAGAACAGCGCTCAAATCTACCTGCAACATATGTATATATTTTTTTTGCGATACCCATGTTTAAAAAAAGCCAATCAAATAGTCCGCCCTGGTCGTTGGCCACTTCTAACCCGTTTGGATTGGGGTCTTCCTCAATATCATCAAAGCGGCAATAAATATGATCAATTTTCCCAGCTTCATTTAGTTCTATTTTTCGAATCATTTGAGTCCCTTTACATAATTATATATGATAGCGTCCGGTCGAGATCAAGAACCTCACCGCTTGAGTCAAACATGATGTAGGTTTTTGTTGTTGTCCCTGATATTGTGAAAATCTCCCCGGATGGAGCCGCCATACTTGAGCTGGATAGCCCAACAAATCCAAAAAACACCTGTACCATCGCCAGTCGGCCTAAAGAATGAGTTATTATTTTTGTGGTCTTTGTCTGCCCCGGGGCTGTAAATGAACCGGTCATGGCTACCGAAAGCTTTTTACCGTTTAAATATGCTTCTCCGTGTATTTTGACGTTTGTAATTTCAGCATTGCCTATCTTTGCACCAGTAATGGTGGCGTTGGCTATCTTCGAATCAGTTACAGCCAGAGACCCTATCTTTGCATTGGTAATAATGCCGTTTTTGATATTGGCCGTATTGGCGATGACCTCGTTGGCCCCGATAGTGTACGCTGTGACCAATCCGGTCTTAATCGCGCCGGAGGTAATGACTGTCTCATCTAAAAGAGAAAGGCCGATTTCATCAAGCACTGCCAAGGCCCCTTGGTTCTCAATACCTGCGGCTGTGTTGTCTGCGGTCACGTCAGCATTGTCATCGGGCGCGGTATCTCCAGTGATTTGAGAATAATCCAGTCCACCCGCCACGGTAATCGACCCGCCATTGATCTCCATGGCGCCGTCTTTGTCTATTTTCCAGCCAGACACGCCTGGAACATAGTTGCTGCTCTGGATAGTCATGCCGATAAAGACTTCATTGGTATCAATGTGGGTGGCCTGAATAGAATCAGCCGCAAGGTGCCTGGCAAGGATTGTTCCGTCAACCATGAGGTTCCCGTCAATGGCAACAGTTGGAACGCCGTCAACATCCCCGGTCATTAATATCCCGGTCCGCTTCCAATAAGTTGCGTTGGGCGGGGACTGCTCGGAAAAAGCGGTAAGGCTGATGCTTTTCCACACCCTGCCGTCAGAGTCCCTGCATCTGTCGTTGAACCGGTATGTTGTGTCGGGGGTGTATAATTCAGGAGTACCACCCCTTAAAATATCTACCACTCCGTCAATAGTCTCTGAAATAGAATCATCCCCTTCAACGGTAATACCCCCCAGGATGAGCGTAGGCAGCCATTCTGAATAGACTTCTCCGTAACTGATACTGCGTATCCAATAGGTGATGTCTGCCGTAGGATCAAACCCGCTGTGAACGAATATTCCCTGTTTTCCCCGGGCATCCTCTGTCACTGTCACAATGCCGACTATCAAGGCGTCCACAATATCCTGGCTGCCAATTGCCGCCCAGACTTCAATATGCGAAACAATGGTGTCTGCCGGGTTTGCCCAGGTAATCGAATGGGCAAACGCCCCCTTGGTGACAACCAGGTCCGTCGGCGGGTCCGGGATTTCATCGGCTGATGAGCCGCCGGTCGCAACTATGGGATAAGGGTTCTGGGCGGTGCTCCTTAAAAACTGGTTCACCTCAATCCCCATGTTCACCAGCTCACGAACCCGAAGCGCCCGGTCCTCGTCTCTGGTCCGGCCTTGGCCCATCAGGTACTCAATGCTTGCCTTTAAGCTTTGAAAAAAAGCGGCCTGGTCTGCCGGAAGGGATGCCGGGATATTTGGAATAACAGGATCAGCCATTGTTCATTAACCTATTTGCAACTTCTTCGTATGTGTGGGCAAGAATAACCCGGTCTACATCCACTGTGCCGGTAACTTCCACCTGATGGACCCCGCCGTCCCGACCTGGTATAAAAAAAATGTCGTCGCTTGAAACCGTTGTTGTAAAGCTGAGCGACCCGTCGGTGTAGATATTGAGCGTCACGCTTCCATCTGAGAAATCAGCGCCCACATACCCGGCTTCAAAAATGCCGTTGCCGGTATATTCTCCTGACCGCCATGTTTTGCTGACCGACTCCCCAGACCCCCATGACACGATTTCCCGGCCTTCGCCCTTGGCAATGACAAGGTATAGCAGGTCGTCATCAGGGCAGTAGTGAGCACCGTACACTGCGGCAGTCATTGTGAACGGTGCATACCCTCCGGTCTCAAGGTCTAGCTGGAACCCGGCGGCTGTGCCGGCAAAAAAGCCAAAATAAGAATCATCATAGTAGACCCCAATCAGGTCTTCAGGCCCCAATTCGTTCCATTGGGCCCTTGTGACGATCTTCCGGGTGAGGTTGGTCCCCTGGCCGGACTCTCCGATAGAATAAAGCCCGTCCGGGCTTGCGTATATAACACCCCCTGGAACGTTGGCTATTGACCGGGCAGACAGACAGGGCTGCTGATATCCCAGCCTTTGCAAGGCCATTGTGGCTGGGTCCTGTCCAATCAGCAGGTAGGGAACCGTTTTGGTGAGGGCAATGATCATGGACCCGGTATACCCGAGCCCGACAATGTCCGATTCTGTGACCAGGGTATAGTCTGATGGAAACGCATAGGGATGAAACACCTCTGACGGGTATATGGTATTCCCTGAAACGCCGGCAAAGATACCGTGAGACGTGGCGACAAGGCCGGACAAATCGCCTGGCGGGGCATCCCATAACTCGGAAGGCAGCACCTCACCGAGGTCGTCATCGGTAACCGTGTCGTCAAACTGGGTTTCGGTTACTGCGATTTCGTCCACATACTGGTATTCTGCCCCTGTGTTCCCGGGGTTAAGGCGGTATACCCTGAAGTGCGTGGTAAACGCCCCGTCTGCTGTTGCGTCCGTAAACCCGGTAAGCCGAGGGGTGATCCCTGAATAAACATCAAACACCGCTGTCGGCTCTGACATTGAAGACTCAACCGCGCTGCCGTCTGCCCATTTGCCGACCAGAGTATAAACATAAGAGGATGAATGTTCTATGTCTTCTCCCGCTGTGCCGTTCAGGGTCACTGTCAACGCGTTTGATGGGGCTGGAATACCCAACCGGCGGGCAGATGTCGGGAAAGGAGAGGAACCCGACAGAGCAAGGGTGGCGTTTGTATCTTTTGGGTATCCAGCCCCGGTATAGAACACCCGGTCGCCAGAGTCGGCCACCAGGGATTTTGCGACATCAACGACGCCGTCCCACTCTAAAAAACTGGACTGCATCTTATAAATGGTCTGGGTGTCTGCTTCGGTGTCCTGGACCGATGACACCCCTTTGATAGATCGAAGGCCCCCGGAGTTAAAATCGCAATTGTACGCCTGGGCCGCATATCCCTCTGGAAGCAACCTGGCGGACAGCTTGGGAATTACTCCGTAAAACTGACGAATATCAATCATATAAACGGCCTCGGAAGAACACTTAATTCGGTCTGGTCGTTGGTTTTTCTGGCCTGCTGCCGGGCCCTGCCCATCTCATGCAGGTACTTTGTCTGCTCAACCATGGCCCCCCGCTGGTTGTGCCAGGGGTGGCCGGGCATCATCATCAGCGGCACCTTTGCCCCGGCGGCAACAGCTTCAAACCAGGTGTCGTAAAGCAGGTCAGGAAGATCAGACGCCGCCCGGGTCGGGGCCAGGTAAACGGTTGTCTGGAACGTCTTTGAAGAGGCAACCGCATCATCAAGGGTAATTTTTGATTCTCCCTTGGTATAAGAGTTAACGATAGATCCGTTGATCAATATCTGGACCCCGATCATCTTAGATCCCACAGGCAGGGTGAATGAAATCTCATCTTCCCCACCGGCTATGGTTTTTTCTGCGTCCTGCTGCCAGATCCAGGTATCCTCACAAAACCGGATAGCGCTTTGCAGAACCTCGGTCTTTATAATTGCTGTCGGGCACCCCGGCAGGTACGGTAAAAGCAGGTCTGTGAAACGGTCCATGTATTACCCCTCCTGAACCTGGGCAAGGACGGCGTCGTTCTGTCCTTTGACCCCAAGGGCGTTATAAAATGCGTTTAAATGGGTGGCGGCCCGGTTTAGATTGATCCGTTTTGAGTTCATGGAAAAACACCGGTATTGGGCATACTCCATAACAGGGGCAAGATAGTGGTCCGGCAGTGGCAACGACGTGGCCGGGGTGAATGTCTCTGGACTCTGGGCATAAACAAGTTCGACCGTGACTGCGGTGTCCGGGACAGGATACACATAAAATAGGCGAGGGGTTTCCTTGTCAAACATGAAATGCTCTATGCCCGTGACAGTGGCCGGCAGCGTCCAGGCCGGGACCACACTGTTCATTGTCTCCCGGTCTGCCCTTGTGACAGGCCTGCCGTCAACGTTCCTGGTGATTCCAAGGAACCGCAGCCCGTCGGAGGGGATCTCCTGTTTTGGGCTGCTGGCGACCAGGTCAAACTCGGCTGCCGTGGACACCGCGTCAGGCCGCAGCAGGACAAACAGACTAACCGCTTCGTTTATAAACCCGGCCCGGACAAAATTGCCCCAAACAGCTTCTGTTGAATCCTGTAAAACGTCTCCCAGGTTGGCCAGCAGTGTTGTCCCTGTAATAGCCATGGATTACTCTCCCTTGGCCTTTAACCCGGCATCAAGGAGGGTGACCAATTCCAGCTTGCCCAGTCTCTCCTCGGGGAGCTCAACTTGCTTGTCATCGGCAAGCACTCTGATGTCAGCGACAGTCACCCGGGAAACGTCCCGGCCAAACCAGTCTTTGACCCGCTTTGCCGCCTCTTCTTTTGACAGCAGGGTCTCATCCGGCACCGGATCTGGAAGAGTTGCGGCGGCGGGCGGCTCGTCGGTTGGCCGGTGGGCCGGGTCTTGCATGACCGGACCGTCTGCCCCCTTCTCTTGGTCTTCCCAGGGCGGATTGCACGGAATTAAGTCTGGACGCTTGGCAAGCACTGGGTTCCATCTGAGCTTTTGGCCTGTTTTAGGGTTTTCTAAAAACCTGTTTTCAGTAACCATCCATATCTCCTTTTGAAAATGGGGTGGGACCGGTTTTCACACCGGCCCCGGTGGTCAAGGTAGCGGGCCTTGAAAATCAATCTTCTCTGGTGTCAATATAATAGAGGGTCACTTCCATGGCGCCGGCAGTGAAATCGCCAAAGTCAGGGGACTCCCCCTTGGTATCTGTGACAGTGACTCTCGGGGTGATAGCGGTCGCAATGCTCTTGCCAGCATCCACCGCCAAAGCCAAAGACGCTTTTTTGGCGGCTGCGACAACAGAGCTGGATGTGTCTGCTGAAAACCGGTTTACATCAGTAGCAACACCCACCTGCATGGTCGCGGCTGTGGTGCCGGCAAAGGCCGTGGTAATATCAGCCATCCACCCAAGTACGATCGACCCAGCCGGAAGCGCGGACAGGTCCACGTACCCCGTGGCGTCTTCCCCGTCTGTAAAGTCAGCAAGCGCAACCGTGTCGGTCATTTTTCTCACGTATCTTAATTTTCCTTCCATATTTACTCCCTCCTATGGAGTGTTGGTAAGCCAGGGAAAAAATCCCTGGCTCTGGAATTAAATGAATGGACTATGCGGCTTTGGCATACAGGTGCCCCATGGACTCGCCCTTGACAACTTTGTATCCGTAAACCTGCAACCCCCTGGACAGCTGGCCAAAATCGTTGGGGTTGGGGATGATCTCGTTTTCAACCAGCTGAGACGCGAAGGTCAGTGCGGACTTGTGACCAAAAACAAGGCTGAAGCAGCTGACAGAACCCTCGACAGTCGGTGAAATGTTGTTGGAAACAAAGATTTCAAAATTGTCGATAACCCCGATCCGCCCGTTCCGGAGCATGGACACGCCGTCCCCAGAGTAAGACGCTTCTGAAAGCTCAGATGTCTTGATCCGGGTGGCTGCCCAGGCAGGAAGAACAAACCAGCGGTTGGTCTGGGGAACGTCCTGCTCGGTCAACGCCTGGCCGCACTCAACCATTTTGTCGACAATCGTTGAACTGGACAGGGCAACAGCGCTGGACCCATCCGAGTCGGTGGTACCAAGGTCGATATTGCCAGAGATTTTCCCGGCGGTTTCTCCGTAGTTGTCTGATCCTGCGTCGCTCGGGATGTCTGCAAGGATGCCGCTGTCAACGGAAATCTTCATCTGCTCAGAGGCGTCTTCCGCCCATCTGGATACATACTCGATGTCCGCCTGCTTTTTCTCCACATCGTTGATATGGAAGGCATAATACTTGCCTTTGTTGATCAACAGCTCAACGTTTGAAGAGGTGGGCCGCTGATAGCTCAGGTCCTGGCCAATCTCATAATCGTTGATTGTGATATCAGGAACGGTCCTGATGTTAACTTTGTCGCCATACGCGGTGATTTCCATTTTGTTTACGTCTGGAGTGTTTATCCCCAGCTCCTGCATGTCTCCATACAGACCGGACTATATCTTCAATGCTTTTTCCGTGGTTTCTTATCAGGCCCACGGCCTTGTTTGCCTGTATGGTGGAGTTTTACATGGCCTTCAATTAGCATAAGCTCTAAATTTTCAATCGAGTTGTTGAGTTTGTCCCCATCAATATGGTGAACGCACTCCTCTGGCTCAAGGAATCTGTCTAAAAACCCTTCCATAACAAGCCGATGCTCCCTGACATATCCTTTTGAATCCGCAAAAGGATGGTCATCAACCTTTATTAGCTTGTACCCACTGGCACTTACGGAAAAGCCTTTATGGAAATTGTCAACTATCTTGACATTGTGCCGGGCGGCTATCCTGTAAACTGTGGATGGAGTGATTTTTAGCTTCTTAGCTATCTCAACACCATTTAATCCTTGACCGGAAAAAAACTGAATCCGCTTTGCCTGTTTCTTACCCTTGTTTTTATTAGTATCGGCACGTTTGATGTTCAATTCTTTCATGTGATTCAGGATTAATTTTTTAGAAACGCCGAACTTATCAGCAACTTTTTGAGCGCTTCCAAGCTGGTTATACGCCTCTGCTAAGCATTCCTTTGAAATTTGAAACTTATTCTTCGTGTAAACCATTATATATCCTCCTTTTTTTGGAGAATATTTTATCACCATAGGCATATATTTACAAGAGAAACATTGCCCCGCACTCGTGGGTATTTCACCTTTATCCAAGGCTAATTTACCTAGTCTCTGAACCTTCAACCTGTCACCAGGAGGCTTGGCTGCTGATTGCCCAATCCCACTATTTTTCAAGCCTTCACGCCTACCGTTACCGGTTACGTTGTGGCATAGGGGGCTATAAGGGTGTCCCAGCAATTCACGGGGTTTAGCGAGAGCCAAATCTCTAACCCTCGTAATCCGTGTTGGAAATGGCGGCGAACACGGTGGCCTTGTAGAACTTTTCAATGAGCTTACCGGACCATATCTCCGGGATATACGTGCCGGAAAGGCCAGAGGCTGCTGAATATGAGGTTAAGCCTGAGTCAATAGGATAAGTCATAATAATCTCCTCTTAGACTATCCTCTTACCCGCCCCTCCCCTGCGGCTGCGTGAATATCCACTTCCAAGGCTCTGGCCTCTTCTTCCCGCCCCTTAAACACCCCGCGCCGCTTGTCGGCGTAAAACGCTGCAATACTGTCCCTTGTCCATACTCGCTCGTTTTGAGGGTTTGGGGGGTTCGTATCAGAGCCGGGGTTGGTGGGGTTGGGCTGGATATTCGGCGTCTCCTTTTTTTGGGGGGTGCTTTTAGGAGGACTGCCTAAATATTCTGTAAAAATCTCCTTGGTGGCTTCCAGGTCCTGATTGGCCTCCGCGCGTTTCAGCTTTGCGAACCTGGCCTCAGACTCTCCCTCTGGGAATTGTCTCAGCCAGTTCAAAAACGCCTGATCGGAATTGATGGCATCAAACTCTCTTCCCAGGGATGAGACATGGGCCTTAACCCTGCTCATATACGCCTGATAAGAGCTTTCGTTCTGCCGTTGACGCTCGCTTGTGATATCCCCGGACAGGTCGGTCAACTTTGTTTTCAGCTGACTGTTTTCTGCCTGTAGGGATTCGACCGTCTCGATAAGCCCCTTGAACTCGGGCCCGTATTCCTCGAACGCCTCTTTGTCTATCTTTGGACCGGTGGCATCACCGGATTGATTTTGGGTTGATTGGTTGGCAACAGTGGATAACTGCTCGACCTGGCGTTCCAGGTCTGCGACAAGGCCTTGCATGCGATGGTTGTCCTGTTGCAGCCGGGGCATTTCAGAGTCGAATCGGCCTTTCAGCGACAAATACCGCTGCTTGTAGGTCTCTTCGCTCTCTTTGTCATTGGGCTTGCCTTCAGGGTCCTTGTGCTGGTCTGTCGCGGTCTGATCAACTCCTGCTGGCAAAGTGTCCCGTTCTTCTGCCGCAGGGATTCCGTTTTCCGGTAACGGAGTCGTCCCCGGCTCAGGCTGGGATTTTCCTTCTGTGAGTTGCTTGGCAAGGGCGTCGGATTTTTCCGCTGCCGCCTGCACTGCGGATGGTAATCTCATCGTTGTCCTTTCTGCGATCCCTGTCGGGGTGTCGCTGCTGTTAAACGGGCGTTGGATCGCTTAATGCGGTGTCCAATGATGAGACCATTATGAAATAACCAGTAGAGGCGGCTCTACCTTGCCGGTCTATATATGTATATGTGGAAAAAAGCCTTACTGCTTTCGTGAGGCATGCACCTGTTCCGGCAGGTCAAGGACAAACTGGAGGGCTTGGCACCAGCCCTGGTTCCACTCTTTTTCGTGCCCAACCATTACGTCTCCTCTGCGACGGGTGTCGTCCAGATAGATCCGCAGAAAATCTTGAAGGGTATTAAAGTCCTGGTGAAATGGCAGCCGGAGCAACGCGTCTCTGGCCGCCTCTGTGATTTTGTCCCGCTCTTGTTTCGTTATCTCAGACAGCATTACACAACCCCCTGGACGTTGGTTCGGACATAAAACGCCTCATGAAGGGAGGTGATACGCCCTTCGTGCCGGAACGGGTTGGACACAAAATAAGCCAGCTCCCGGGTAGCGTTGATATCGTCCTCTGATACCCGGTAAAAGTAAAACCCTGACACATAATTCTCCTCGTCAGGTGGATATTCTCTGTGCTCCAGCCTCACCCCCCTGGACACCATAAGCCGGTCTATCCGGGCGGCGTCCATGCCGGGCCGAACCTTAACCCCCAGTTTTCGCAGGGCTTTATCATAGCATTGGGCCATGAACCTGCCGGCAACCTGGGCTGTCGGGAATTTATAGGTTTTGGTTTCCGTGTTATTGACGTGGGCGAAATTTCCCCGGTCCATCTCGGCCACGTCGCCAAGCGTAGTGTCTTGGTGGAATTTAGTCATTTTTATCTCCAGAAATAAGTATTTCTTCCAGATTAAAATCCAAGAAAACATCTTCTACGGGAATGCCTTTTTTTCTGGATATGTGGCCTTTCATTGCCGTTTCTACGTCGCGACAAAATCTCTTTCTTTGGTGAATGTCCGAAACCAAATCTTCAATAGACAACACCCTGCTGACAAAAAATGATGATTCTTGCTCGTTTCCTTTAATGCAAAAGGCCCCCCTAACATACTCCCCGCCAGTCGTTACAGTCATTAAGTCAGAAGCGACCTCGATTTCTTTAAACACCAGCTCGATGCTCTTCGGGCTGGACCCTTCCACAAGGGCGGCGGGTGAAATAGACGCAACCAATGTTGCAGCTGTCATTATCTTGATAAACTCGCGTCTGCTTATTTTGGACATTAACGCTCCTTTTCCACGTAATCCGGCCCAGGCGTCACCTCAAAACGGACAAATTTAATAGTTTCCCGCCCCTCAAGCAGGGCTTTGGCGATGCGGTGCCGCCCATCCATGCAATATCCCTCATCATCCAGGATGATCGGATATGATAAATCAGCCTCCTGCACCTTGCGGATATGCCCTACAAAATTCCGCATACTGTTTACCTTGGGGAACAGGTTGTAGATATTCAGAGCCGTGATCGGCATTTCTTGAACCGGCAGGTCTTTAGCCTTTTCTGTGAGTCGGGAGACAAACCATCTCTGGCCGCCATCCTCAAAGGTCTGTTGATTTAAAGGGCATGGATCTGGGATGGTGACTTTCATTTAGTATCTCCTTTTCCTATTCTAAACCGTCCTCGCATCCCGACCCCCAGCCACATTCCCAGCCGGGTCCGTCTCCTGGTCCATCTCGTCTTTTTTTTCAAGCAACGCCTGCTGTTGTTTCAACGCCATCTGCTCCTGCTTTTCACGCTGCAACATCTCCCGCTTTTCCGGCACAATGTCCTCGTCCTTGAAATCGGCCATCTGGAAAACCTCCCGGAGCATGGACGCGAGCCCTGCCTGCCCGACAATGTTCAGCACCGCGGGAGAGCCCACAACGATCTGGAGAAGCTCGTTTCGCCTGACCGCTGCTTGCTCTTTCGCGATCATGGCGGTTGATCCCCTGGCGATAACCTTTACATCGCCCTGGTGGTATTCGGGGTCGCTGAAAAACAATAGCTGGAACTCGTGTGTCCGCTCAATGCTAGGTTTAATGATACCGTTGTCGATGTTCCGGATCACATTTTTTATCCCCCGGGTGGCGTTGCCCATCATCATTGAAAACCCGGTCGCAGTACCAAGCGCTCCGCTGGAGCCTTCGCTGCCCCCGCCGTAGGAATATTTAGGTATCCCTGTTTTATTGTCCGCCTCAGACGAGTGGTGCTGGTAAATCTCCATCAGATCCTTGGCGACGGACGGCGGCATAAAAAAGTCCATCGGTCGTTTGGCCCCTGATCCCATAGCCGGCATTGAATTAAACTGCCAGATTTTCCATGGGCGCAGCGATTGTATGTTTTCGCCAGCGGGCAGCTGGGACACATCCACCATAACTTGAGGGCCTGACGCTATGCCCATATTGTTGAGCATAGCCCTTGCGGCGGCGTTGCAGGCGTCCTGGCTGTCTTTAATGATCTCCGGTACGCCTGCGCCCCAGATAGAGCCGTTCCTCTTCCGAAACGACGCGAAATGATACGGCACCCGGCCCAGAGGGTCACCGTTGATCTCGGCCTTGATCACATAGTTGC